TCGCGACCGTCCAGCTCGACAAAGGGTCGACCTTCCAGGAAGACCAGAAGAACAAGTACCAGCACATCACCACGGCCATCGGCTATTGCGTGGACGTGGAGTGGCCGGTGATCAAGAACAACGCGTCGGTGGCGCCTCTGAGAATGTGAGACAGCCGATGGCACTGCGAGTTCAAGACCAGAGCGATCAAGTCAAGGGGATGGCCTGTGAATGGCCATTGACCGAAGCCTTGATGGCCGGCACGCGCGCGATGCGTGATGCCGGAGTGAAGTTCCTGCCGAAGTGGCCAAACGAGGAGGCGAAGAGCTACGACGCGCGCCTCGCCACTGCCACGCTGTACCCGGCGTTCAAGCGCACGGTTGGCGTGATGGTTGGCAAGCCGTTCAGCAAGGCGATGACGTTCGGCGACGACGTGCCAGAGAAGATCAGGGTGTTGTGCGAGAACGTGGATCAGGAGGGGCGAAACCTCCACACGTTCGGCGCCGATGTCTCCCGCGAAGCGATGGCGGACGGAATCTCCGGTGTGCTGGTCGACTATCCGACCACGAACGGCATGCTGCGCACTCGAGCCCAGGAGCAGGCCGCTGGTGTTCGCCCGTACTTCGTGCACATCCGGCACAACCAGGTGCTTGGTTGGCGGTCGGAGACGGTCGACGGGAAGACCCAGTTGTCTCAGTTGCGCCTGGCTGAAGCCGCCGAAGTGCCCGACGGCGACTTCGGCATGAAGGTGGTGAAGCGCGTTCGCGTGCTCACACCCGGCGCGTGGGAGATCTTCGAAGAGAACGAGAAGGGCGACTACACCTCGGTCGCCAGCGGCACCACCACACTCAAGGTGATCCCGTTCGTGCCGTTCTACGGCGAGCGCAAGGCCTTCATGGTGGGCGGCTCCCCGCTGATCGACCTTGCCTACTTGAACGTGAAGCACTGGCAGAGCCAGAGCGACCAGGACACGATCCTGCACGTCGCGCGGGTGCCGATCCTGGCTGTGAAGGGCGTTGGTGATACGTTTGCCCTGACGGTCGGTGCATCTGCCGCGGTGAACCTCGGCAGCGGCGAGAACGCCGACATGAAGTACGTGGAGCACACCGGGGCCGCCATCGAAGCGGGCAAGGTCTCGCTCGACGACCTCGAGCAGCAGATGATCCAGACTGGCGCCGAGTTGCTGGTCGCCAAGCCCGGCCAGCGCAGCGCCACCGAGGCCAGCAACGACGCCGAGGGCAACAAGAGCGACCTGCAGCGCATCTCCGAAGGCTGGGAAGACTCGTTCGATCAGTGCCTGCAGCTGATGGCCATGTGGGTCGGCGAGACGGAAGGCGGCCACGTTTCTCTGTTCAAGGACTACTCCGCCGCGACCCTCTCGGACGCCAGCGCGCAACTCGTCCTGGCGATGCAACAGGGCGGCGCGATCACGAAGAAGACGCTCCTACAAGAGCAGCAGCGCCGCGGCGTGCTGTCGCCGGACATCGACGTGGACGAGGAGTTGGAAGCGGTCGAAGCTGAAGGCCCGTCGCTTGGCGTGATGGGCGACCCGCTCGCCGACCCGACGAAGAAGGCCCCGCCGGCCGCTGAGTGATGGCCGGCGTCAACGACGAGATTTTCGACGCCGAGATCGGGCACCAGGTCGACCTGCAGAAGTTCTCCAACGGGGTCGTGAGACGGCTCGTGGCGGTGTTGAATCGCGTCGATGCGGATCTGTTTGCGCAGTTGACCGCCGCACTTGACCGCCTGCCGGCTGAGTCGTTCACCGTGGAGCGCCTGGAAGGGCTGCTCGCCTCGGTACGTCAGCTGAACCTCGCTGCCTACCAGCAGATCGAGCAGGAGTTCGGCACGGTGCTGCGCGAGTTCGCAGAGTACGAGGCCGGGTATCAACTCGAGCTGTTCCGCAGCACGATTCCAGCGCAGGTTATCGCGCAGGTGCCGGTGCACTCGGTGAACGTGTCGCAGGTCTACAGCGCGGCGCTCGCAAGGCCGTTCCAGGCGAGGAACCTGCGCGAGTGGTCGCAGGGCATCGAATCAGCGCGCATGGTGCGCATCCGCGACGCCGTGCGCATCGGCTACGTGGAAAACCAGACCACGACGGAGATCGTGCGGCGCATCCGCGGCACGCGCGCCAAGGGCTACGCGGATGGCCTGATCGAGATCGACCGGCGCTCCATCGAGTCGGTGGTGCGCACGGCCATCGCGCACACCGCCGCAGTGACGCGCGAGGCGTTCATCGAGGAGAACCTGGATCTGGTCAAGGCGGTCGAGTGGTGCAGCACCCTCGACAGCCGGACCTCTCCCATCTGCCAGATTCGCGATGGGCTGAAGTACACCGCCGACACGCACAAGCCGATCGGGCACAAGTGGCCGTGGCTGGGCGGGCCGGGCATGGCGCATTGGAACTGCCGCAGCACTTCGGTGCCGGTCTTGAAGAGCTGGCGCGAGCTGGGTATCCCGATGGATGATCTTGACCCCGGGACCAGGGCAAGCATGGACGGCCAAGTGCCGGCCGACACCACGTTCGCGCAGTGGCTGAAGAAGCAACCGGCCGCGCGCCAGGACGAAGTGCTCGGGCCGACCCGGGCGAAGCAGTACCGCGCAGGCAAGGACCTTGGCGCGTTCTTCAACGACAAGGGCCGCCTACTCACGCTTGACCAGATGGCGGCCAACGACGCGACCCGCCGGGAGCGCCTGGCGGCCTGAGTTGCCGTTTCCGTATCATCGCGGCATGCCCGCACCGCTGAAGCTCGTCCCCAAGGCTGCACCCTCTCCGAAAGAGCAGGTTATGAAGCGCGCGCGCGCCGCCGGCAAGGCCGAGTCGATCCTGCAGTGCCGCTGTGGCAGCCGGGAGTTCATCGAAGCCCGCCAAGGCGTCCTGCTCAAGGCCGGCAAACCAGCCGGCGGCACCAAGGTGCTGATCTGCGTGAACTGCCTCCTGCGAGGCGAGCGAGTAGTCGTGGCATGAACGCGCTGGCCTTCCTGAACAATCTGCGCCCCGCGCTACCCATGAGCGCAGAGCGCCCATGCACGCTGGCATCGAACGGCGAGGTGCGCCGATGGATGCTCAACGGGGCCGTGCTGCTGAATGGCGTCCCGCTGCACCCGAATGAAGAAGTCGAACCCTGCCGGGTGACAAGCCTCGTGCTGTTCCCCCGCAGCGAGAAGCGCCGCACGACATTGGTCTAGCAGACCACCCCCCAACCCCTGAAGCCGCCCACTGAGGCGGCTTTTTCGTTTCCGAACCGCCCTGGGCAACCAGAGGCGGTTTTTTGTTGCCCGCGCGAGGGATATCGCAGGGCGCCTCGAGGCGGATGCCTCGACCCACCTACGGCCGGATGGCCAAGGAACCCCCACCATGCCTTTCAAGTTCGACTCCAGCGGCAACATCGCCACCACCGGCGAGGGCGCCCAGAAGCTTCCGATCTTCATCCACGCTGACGGCCGCGAGGCGCCGTTCGACGCCGACGGCACACTCGCCAACATCGGCAAGCTCCGCGGCGAGGCCCAAGGGCACCGCGAAGCCAAGGAGGCGGCCGAAGCCGCCCTCAAGCCGTTCAAGGACGCCGGGATCACGGACCCTGCCGAGGCCGCGGCCGCGCTCGAACTGAAGAAGAACATCGGCAGTGGGGAACTCAGCACCGCCGCGCAGAAGCAGGAATACCAGGCCGCCGCCAAGAAGGCAGCCGAGGAACAGGTCGCCGCTGCCAGCAAGGCTCACGCCGAAGCGCTGGCCAAGGAGCGCGCCGACAACGAGATCCTGCGCGGGCAACTGAACACCAACATCATCGGCGGCGGCTTCGCCCGCTCCAAGCTCATCACCGACGAGAAGCACGACCGCGCCCTGGCGATCCCGCCGGACATGGCCGAGGCCTTCTTCGGTCGCAACTTCAAGGTCGAAGACGGCAAGGCCGTCGGCTACGACATGGCCGGCAACAAGATCTTCTCCATCACCCGCCCGGGCGAGGTGGCCGACTTCGACGAGGCGCTGACGCAACTCGTGGACCGCTACCCGAACAAGGAATCGATCCTCCGCGGCACCGGCAACAGCGGTTCCGGCGCCGGCGGCGGTGGTCGCGTGAACGGTGTGGACACCTCCAAGATGTCCGCCGTCGAAAAGCTCAACGCCGTCCGCGGCGCGACCTGAGCAACCGCGGGCTTCGGCCCGCTACCCACACGAACACAGCCCGCCTCGCGCGGGCTTTTTTCTTCCGGCCACCGATTGGGTGCGCCTTCTCTGCCGCAACTCGGATGAGGCGCGGTGCACGGGCTGGATGGCCTACATCGCCGCGGCAATCGCCAAGGCGCTTTCTCTCATTCACTGAAAAGGCCCAACCATGGCACTCACCCTCATCGAAGCCGCGAAGAAAGAGTCCGGCAACGTCCTCCGCTCGGCCATCATCGAGCTCTACGCCGGTTCGTCGGACATCCTCCGCGTGCTGCCGTGGGTCAACATCTCCGGCAACGCGCTGAAGTACAACCGCGAGGGCAACCTGCCTGGTGTGGGCTTCCGCGGCGTCAACGAAGCCTTCAGCGCTTCGACCGGCGTGCTGAACCCCATCACCGAGCCGCTCGTGATCGCCGGTGGCGACCTCGACGTGGACCGCTTCATCATCCAGACCATGGGCATGGGCCAACGCGCCATGCACGAGGCGATGAAGGTGCGCGCGCTGGCCCTGGCGTTCACCCGCAAGTTCCTGAAAGGGGACATGCTGAGCGACCCGCGCGAGTTCGACGGCCTGCAGACGCGCGTGACCGGCAACCAGCTGATCGCGGCCGGCTCGACCGCCAACGGCACCCCGCTGTCGCTGCTGAAGCTCGACGAGGCGATCGACCAGACGCTGAACCCGACGCACCTGATCATGAACAAGGCGATGGCCCGTCGCCTCACCGTGGCGGCCCGCACGCCGTCTGTCGGTGGCCAGATCGACTACACGGTCGACGAGTTCGGCAAGCGCGTCACGCACTACAACGGCCTGCCGATCATCACGGTCGACCTGGACAACGACGGTGTGTCGATCCTGCCCTTCACCGAAGCTGCCACCAGCGGCACCGCGACCGCGACCTCGATCTACGTGGTCAGCCTGGGCGGCGAAGGCCTCAACGGCATCCAGAACGGCGGCATCGACGTGCGCGACCTGGGCGAACTGCAAACCGCGCCGGTGTTCCGCACCCGCGTCGAGTGGTTCCCGGGCCTGGCCGTGTTCAACGGCCGCGCCGTGACCCGCCTGTGGAGCATCTCCGACGCTCCGGCCACCGCCTGAACGAACTGACGAAAGGAAAACATCATGTTCGACAACCAACGCAAGACCTTCGACGCCGCGACGGTGCTCAAGGCCGCCGGCCTCGTGGCCGCGAGCACCACGCACTCGCTCATCCTCGACCTGGGTGATGGCTTCATGGACGCCGACCTGGTCCTGGACGTCACCGCCCTCGAGGTGGCCGGTGGCGACGAGATCTACACCATCTCGCTGGAAGGCTCCAACGTGGCCGGCATGGCCTCGGGCAGCGTCATCCTGGCCCAGACGGTCATGGGCAACAACCCGGCTCCGGCGGACGCCGACAGCGGCCTCGGCCGTCACGTCGTGCCGTTCCGCAACGAGTTCGAGGGCGTGAACTACCGCTACGTGCGCCTGCAGACCACGATCGCCGGCGCCATCGCCACGGGCATCAACTTCTCGGCCTTCCTGGCCAAGCGGAACTGATCAACCAGGCAACAGGGAAGGGCGCCTTCGGGCGCCCTTTTCACGTCTGAAAGGCGAACGACATGAAGACGCTCTACGAAATCTCCA